TTACAGCTAAAGGTATTCGTAGTAGCCAATGGCTTAAACAAAACTCAGGTATTTTATTTAATAATCTAATCATTTTACTTCCTAAACTAATGGGGCGGTTGCCCGCCCCACAACTGTATTATTTTTCTCCAGTTTGTCTCAAGTTCTGAATCTCTAACATACACTTCTTAGCTTCTTCATGATAGCCAAGTGATGTTAATTGAGCTGCAGCTCTTGAATATCCAACTACTTCTGCGGTTTGCATTATGGAACTCCATAAACCAAGTAAAGGAGAGATAGTACATTTCATCATAGCTACTGTCATTACACCCACCCATTTAAATTAGAGTTGGTTTCACATGATCGCTTATGAGTTGGATCACCATTAGCTATAGCGCGTATGTCACCTCGACCTATTCCGATATCATTCAATTCAGCATCGGTTAACTGTCTTAGTTCATTTATAGTTTTCTTTACTCGTCTATATTGACGGAGTCTAGAGTTTAGTCCTTTAAGCAGGCGGAACGCCTCCTGTATCGGACTCGTTAAGTAATTGCTTACTGTCAGTATGTGTTGTGTCATCTTCGGCCTCGTTTTTTCCAATTGAAATTTTACGAGGACGCATTTCTTCAGGGACGACGTACTTCAGTTCGATTGCAAGTATACCATCCTGAATATCTGCTCCGTGCACTTGTACGTGCTCAGACAGCCTAAATGTTCGCTTAAACTTCTTAGTAGAAATACCGCGGTGAATAAACTCCCTACCCTTAGAAATATGATCACCAGTTACAGTTAAAGTTCTATCTTTTACTTCTACTGATAATTCATCTTTCATAAAACCTGCAACTGCCATCTCTATTAGATAATCAGATTCGCCTGTTTTAATTATGTTATGTGGAGGGTAGTGATCGTTTGCATGTTTAGCCGTCCATTCTAGTTCATTGAATAAATGGTCGAACCCTACAAATGATGCACGCGGGAATAGTCCTGATAAGCCTGTCATTGTTATCTCCTTTATGTCAAGCAAGATTGTAAAAGAGCCAGATCATTCTGCACTCTATACTATATATAATCATTTTTTACGAGATTTAAACCAGCTACTCGTAATTTATTTTGAACCAATGTTATACTTAGGGCAAAGCTCCCAATCATTCTTTTCTTTAAACGGAATGATCTTTATTTGTCTCATAGGAGCCAAAGGCTCTACTGTAGTATCTATTGATATAAGTCCCCAATCGCTCATTAACTGCGCAATTGTATTTCGCCTGGCAATGTCATTTTCTTCTAAGTTTGACTTCTTGCCATCAAGCAAAAATAATTCCTTAAAGTGCACAATAAAGTATCTGCCTTGTTTGTGCAAAATATGACAAGATTGATATAGTTTCTTGTCTTTACGTGACGCTACTCCAATACGGGTAAGCGTTTCTCGAACCTTTAAAAAGTCATCTGGCTCGTTTAGTGTAACCTCTAACATAGAGGCAGGTGTCCACTCTATTATATTATTTTCTTCCACCTTTATAAACCTTCTGTTTCAATTCGCTGAGTTGTTCAGCTGTAAGAAGAGTTAAGGCTTGTCTGGCTTTTTCGTTATTATAACCATAATATTCCTTAACAACATCCACGTCATTATTAGAAACAGACTTTTGCCATTTTGAAAAGCGTTTCCGTTTCCTGACCATATTTATAAAAAAATCGAATTGTAAACGCTTATCGACTGTGTGATTGACATTCATTTCATTAGCAAACAATACTGTATCTTGAAAGTAAGATAATGCACGATTAACCATAAAAGGATTATATGCTTTCTCCGCAAGATCATCTACCATAATATCTTTTTTAGTCATATTAATAGCATTGACATATTCAAATGGATTCAAGACATGTCCTCCACTCCGCTATCTTGACCAGGCCATACAGTTCGCAATGATTGTAGTAATTGGTGCTGATCAAACATATTCGTATCAACGTTATTTAATTTTAAATCTTTAAAAAATAATTGAGGCACTGTCTTAAGACCTTGTTCTTTTAAAAATTGCTTACCTTTAGTATCTTCTGATATGTTTATTGTTTCGTACTCTATACCCCATGAATCTAGTTTACGTTTCATGCTTACACAATATCCACAATCATTTTGAGTATAGAGTTTAAGTAAATTCGACATTGGCCATTACCTCTGTTAAGCAAGCTACAACGTTGAGCTCGTGATCAGCAACGAATGCATTTTTATATTGATAGTCTGCAAGAATTAAAACCAGTTGAGGGATAGATGCCGGTGAAACTTTATCCGACATACGATCATATATGGATCTAAAAATTGCAGCTGCATCAATATCTATATTGTTTACAACCCATGTTCGCATCTTCTTAAAATCTTTTGTTTTTAAATGCGCAAATAAATCGTTATAGTTACTGTCAGATATATTGTCAAGTACACCTAAGTCGATTTTACCTGATAAAGAATAACGTTGTAACTCATTAAGAACTCTACGCCAATCAGGAAAATGTTTCATTATGAGTTCAGCCAAAGCTTTATTATCGTATGAAATGTTTTCTGAATCTAGTATAGTTTGACAGCGCGTCATAAACTCATGACATAGAGTTTGTTTGCTGCCACCATTGAACTCATACACACCACAACGAGAATGTAAAGGCTCAATGATTCTATTCTTAAAATTACATGTTAGTATGAATCTGCAGTTGTTAGCAAACTCTTCAATGAAACCACGAAGAGCTGGTTGTGTTGACTGCGGATTCAGGTAATCAGCCTCATCAAGGATCACAACCTTATAACCACCTTGAAGCGAGACAGTGCTAGCAAATTGCTTGATCTTACCACGGAGAGTGTCAATGTTACCTTCTTCGGAACCATTGATCACTATATAATCTAAATCAAGCATATTGCATAGAGCTTTGGCAACAGTTGTTTTGCCTAAGCCAGCAGAACCAGTGAACAGCATATTGGGTAACTCACTGGCTTCTACAATTTTATTGAATGTATCCTTTAAAGATTGTGGTAGAATACATTCATCTATAGTTTGAGGTCGATACTTCTCGACCCATAGAAATTGTTCCATTCATAACTCCATTACAAAAAAATATTATATCACATTTGAGCAAGAATGTAAACCTATTCGTCAGTCTCCATCGCAGCGTCTTGTTGCAAGTTTTCAACAATAGAAATGATTTGAATAGCTTGGTCGCGTAATTGACCAATAGTGGAAAGTTCTTCACCTTTAAATCCACCACGTTGTGTAACAGCGTCTACTACTGCAACAGTAGAACGTGATACGTTATTAGCGAGCTTCATTAGCTCATCATACTTTTTATCCGTCATATTATTCTCCGATTGTTGACGATTTCTCTAGAGCAATCCAGTAACTTACGTTAGTAGACTTATGCTTAAATTGGCTAATTAGTTTAGAAGAGATACTTACCTCATAATCACCCGGAATGATTTTCAAATTACCAATGTTAATTACATAATTGAACTTCTGTAAGGATATGGAGGTATGCGGAACATCTATAGAATAGGTATTTGATGTCGCATTTTCATTGTCTACCACAGAAAGCGTTAAGCCATTTTCACCTGCAGTAACTGATACTTCGTTATGACCTAATGCTGAAGCAGCACTACGCAATTTATTTAAAGTATCACCATCTAGTGTGAACTGTACTTCACATTCAGGCATATTAATATCTTTTTGTGGAGACGTAAGTGTTTCTTCTGGAGAGAAGAAATACCTAATTTTTGATCGACCACTTTGATCGCTGATAGTTACAGACTCATCAGCAAATTTAAGATTAGGTTTGTCGACCAACGATAGTACGCTTATGAACTCTTTAAGATCATAGATACCAAATTGTTGAGGGAACTCATTATCTACAATTGCAGTGGCCAATACGTTTTTAGCCTCACTAATTGTTTTGATAGTGTTACCTGATTTAATTAAAATATTCGGATTGATGTCCGAAAAGTTTTTAAGAACGTTTAACGTTTGTTCTTGTAATTCCATAATATACTCCGTGGATTAAACATTATTTATTCTACCATAGTTCACTGCAATTGTAAACCACTATGCTGCCATTTTACTAAAATTTCTTTCTTTTTTGAATTCAATCTTAGCTTCAAATTTGCCATCAAGTATTTCGCCTTTATGTGATATAACAAACACGTTAGTATCATCATCAAGTGTATACAATATCTTAAGAAGATTTTCCACACCGTCATGATCGAGCGAAGAGTCAAACGTTTCATCTAAGATAAGTAAATTAGTAGCTACTGAATTTTTCATCTTAGCGATTTGACGCCATGTAAAGAGAAGCGCTAAGTCAATACGTTGCTTTTCTCCTTCACTAAATGAATCATATGTAAATGCGTCGCGATGGCGTGAACGTATTGTTTCTTGAAATGATTCATCTAAATTAAAATGGACAAAGAAGTCTAGCACTTGTAAGTATTGATTAGTAAGCTTATTGATAGCAGGTAAATACTGTTTGATTAGTTTAGTCTTAATGCCAGTATCTTTAAGCATTTCTCCCATTACAGAATTATAATTAAACTGTTCAGATATTTCAAACTTCCGCTCTACAAATGATTCTCTTTCTTTTCTCATACCTTCACAATCATTCTTTGCTTCAGTTAAATCTGCTGCTACCTCTTTGTCTATAAACTTTTGGTACTCTGTAATAGATTTTTGTAATGAAGATATATCTTTATTGTTATCAGCTAAAGTATTTAATTTAACTCTAAGTTCTTTAGCTATATCCGTAATCTCTTGTATTTGATTCTCTAACACCATACCTTCTTCACCTAGAGATTTAGATGTAGACTTAAGTGATTTAGCTTCAGTCTTACATTCACTTAACTGGTTGGCGCGCAGATCGTCTGAGATCTCGCCTGAGCACTCCGGACAATAAACATTGGTTTCATAAAACTTAGCACGTTTAGCTACTGAAGACATTCTAGTTCGAACATCTTGCGAGTCAAGTAATAAAACCTGTCGTCTATCGTGTAGTTTCTTTAGCTTTTCTTCATTAGCTTTTATAGCATCATCTAAACCTTCACTTAAAGTATTATTATCTTCTTGTAATTTTTTTATATTTTCTTGAGATTCTGCTATCTTTAGTTCATATTCTTTTTTATTATCATCCGTCACTGCTTTTATATCGCGGATGTATTTTTCTTGTGTCTGTATCTTATTAGATTGTATGTCAATCTTATAATTTAAATCTTTTAAACTATCACGCAATACAGTTTGCTTTTCTTTTAAAAGATGATTCATTTTTGAAAATACATTAATGTCCAGAAGATCCTCGATGACATCTCTACGATGTCCACCTGCAAGCTGCATAAATGGAATGAAGGATGAGGAGCCAAGCACTACAACTTGATGGAAACTTTTATGATTAAGTTTCAAGATGTTTTGTTCGAGGATCTTCTGGTACTCCTTGGCATGCGAAGATTGATTAATCATCGTGCCATTTTTCCATATTTCGAATATACCTGGCCTAATACCACGTATAACTTTAAAACTACTTTTGCCTACATCGAATTGTACTTCAACTACACAATCTTTATTATTGATTGAGTTTATCAATTGAGGTTTATTAATGTTTCTATGTGGCTTACCAAATAGCGCAAATGAAATGGCGTCAAGCATTGTTGATTTGCCAGCACCATTATGTCCTACAACTAATGTAGTCTTATTCCTATTTAAATCTATTTCTGTAAAGGTATTGCCAGTGGACAAAAAGTTTTTCCACTTAACCATTTTAAATTGTATCATGCAACTTCCAGTGCTTGTGCCTCAGTCATGAGTTCACGCATTTGGACTTTGATTTTATCTTTATCCAAATCTGTATCTACACCATCAATATACGAATCAACAATCGTAGTGGTGTCGTCAAACTCAATATCTGTGTCCTCTACATTTTCACCAATAAATTCATTAAAATTTTCTGCGATCTTCAGCTCATGAATATTCACGCTCTGTACACGATCTACAAATCTATCGAATGAAAATGCATCCTTCTTATTTACTACCACAATCTTTACAAACTTCTTTTCTAATTGTGATACATCATAACTATTATAATCTATTTTGTCGTCATTGTAAACAATTTTATGAAATAAAGTATACGGATTTTTAATTCTTTCTACTTCACGAGTTTCAGTATCGATAATATGAAAGTACTTAGGATCATGAGCATCTGACCAGAAAAACTCCATCTGCGATCCTAAATACCAGATGTTATCTCGTTTAGATCCACAATGGAAATGACCAGTAAGAACTTGTTCAAACTTATTAAATATCTTGTGGTCCATTCCATGTACGCTTTTAATACCACGCATCATTTCGAAACCATCAAGCTCTAAGTGAGCACCAAGCCAGTCGGCTTTACAATTTTCTAAGAACGTCATAGTTGACGAATTATTTTCTTGGTTAATCCATGGAACCATAGCAATCTTTAGAGAACCATATTCCATAACCTTTGGCTCCATAATGATATGCACTTCATTCATGTAATAACCTAATAATTCTTTTAGAGAATTTAAGTCATTAGTGTTTTTGTAATAAGTATCGTGGTTGCCTGGAATAATATCCATTTGCATACCAGCTTTACGCATAGGATCTAGAAAGACTTTTCTATTATGATTGAGAGCCTTAAAATTAACAAACTTACGATGATCATAGTAGTCACCCAAATGAATGATCTGCTTGATATTATGTTCTTCACAATACGGAAAAAAGACGTTACCATAGAAATCTGCTGCGTTATTTAAAAATATTTCTGAAGAGTTACGGATACCACAATGAGTATCGTTTAACACTGCTACCTTCACTTCATAAACTCCTGTAAATCTGAATCTACAATCTTAGCTCGTTTCTTTTTTTCTTTTTCCTCTTTAGCATACTGCTGAACTTCTAGATCTGAATGCCGTACCTTGTCTATTCTATCTCTAAGAGTATCAACAAAGGATCCTACTACTTGCCAACTTCCATCTGACATATCGCCATCAACAAAGTTCTCAATACCAGATCTTGTAAGATATTTTAATTTAATGTCTTGTTGCTTCTTTTCTTTTGCTATACGTCTAAGAAATGCATACCATGTTATCTGTGTAAAGTATGCAAAAGCGTTAGGCTTTCCTGTACGAGTAGCTGCAGCTATGTCATAATTCTCAACTGCTTTAAGACAATTTTCAACTGCGTCCATTACCATTTCTTCGCGATATGTATAGCGAATAAAATTAGATTTGTGAGACAAACCTTCAGCGATACTTAGAAAACACTGAGCTATATAATCTGGTACTACTGGAAGAGTTTTACCTGCGTCTTTAGCGTCATTGACTGTATGTACATAAGCTACTACGGCATTAGAAAAATCAGCGTTATTAACATAGTGGGCGCTTTTTTTATTTTTACGTGCCATATCAATTCCTTTCAATAACTATATTATATCATAGTATATCATTAATGTAAAATTTTATTTTTGCTGTTAAGCTGCGCGAATAATTAAATTAGGGGGTGTACAACCATGTAATACTGGTGTATAATAGTAGAGTACTGGCTGAGGATGGAGGTACCACTAATGTAATTTCGTACCCGGCGGTGTAAATTGTATAACGTTATCGGTTTCTTCTTCTGAGTCGTCCCACATGTCCTCATTATCCATTTTTTCTAGTTTCATCTTTAGATACTCGCGCATCTCATCATTATTTAAATTTGCAACTTCAGTTACTATCTCATCAATATTAAATTCTTTTTTCTTTTCCATCTTTTTAATTTGATTCATTGCTTCAGTATAATGCAACAATAAAGCAGCAGAAGGAGACGTTTCACCAATGATATGACCAACATTTAACACAGTTACTTCACTTACATTATCCTGAAATGACATCCATGGTTTAAACGAATAATATCTAACGCCATTATCG